CTTTGATCGTGGAAGGCTGTAAAAAGCCTGCCGAGTTTGTCGCTACCCTTGCGAAAAGCCCAAAGACCCTGAAGGAACTTGCCGCCATTGTCGATCCCGCAGAGTTTGCATTTGAAGCGGGCAAACTGTATGGAAAGCTCGAAGCAATGAAGACTCAACCAAAGGCAAAACCGGCCCCTGAAACCCGCGTTCGTGCCGCAACTACCGGCGCAGCAGTAGATGGGAAGCTGGACAAACTGCGCGAAGAAGCTGAAAAGACCGGCGATTACTCCAAATTGCTGGCTCATAAAAAGCAGATGCGTGCTGGCAAGTAACTCACATTTGAAAGGCCCATATCATGGCGAACGCTTTTAGCAAAGAGGAAAAAGTTGCTTTTGAGAATGTTCTCGAAGGCTTCCAAGACAATTTGGTTCTGTCCAAGTTGGTCAACAAGTACAGCACCGACCAAACCACGATGGCTCGTACCAACGACACCATCTGGCGCCCAATGCCGTACATCTCCCAGTCGTTCAACGGCTTGGATCAAACCGGCAACTTCAAGGACTACACCCAGTTGTCCGTGCCATCCACAATCGGATTCCAAAAGTCTGTCCCGTTCATTCTGGATGCACTGGAACTGCGTGATGCGCTGCAAGAAGGCCGTTTGGGTGATGCTGCCAAGCAAAAGCTGGCATCTGACGTCAACGTGGCTGTGAACAGCGTGGCAAGCTACTACGGCTCTTTGGTCGTCAAGCGCACTACTGCGGCAACTGGTTTCGATGACGTTGCACAGTGCGATGCAATCATGAACGAGCGTGGCGTGCCAATGGGCGACCGTTATGCCGCGTACTCCACTCGTGATTACAACGGCATGGCTTCGAACTTGGCTGGCCGTCAAACCATGCAAGGCAATCCACAGACCGCTTACGAGCGCGCTCGAGTGGCTTCCAACATTGCTGGCTTTGACGTGTACAAGATGGACTACACCCCATACTTGGCATTGGCTGCGGGCGGCGCTATCACGGTCAACGGTGCTAACCAGTACTACACCCCCAAGGCCACAAGCACTGCGGGCACTGGCGAAACATCGAACGTGGACAACCGTTTCCAGAACCTGACCGTTTCGGCTACTGCCAACGTCAAGGCTGGCGACTGTTTCACCCTGGCTGGCGTGAACGCTGTTCACAACATCACCAAGGGCGACACTGGTCAGTTGATGACCTTCCGCGTAGTTTCCGTGGTGTCTGGCACTGTTCTGCAAATCACTCCTCCCATCATCTCTGCTGGTGGCTCGACTGATGCTGAATTGGAGTACAAGAACGTGACTGCCGCTCCGGCCAACGGTGCTGCGATCACTTGGCTGAACACCGCTGCCGCTTACCTGAATCCGTTCTGGCACAAGTCTGCAATCGAGCTGCTGCCCGGTCGCATCGCTTTCCCAGACAATGCAGGCATGGACGTCATGCGCGGCACTACCGATCAGGGCTTGGAACTGGTCATGGTGAAGCAAGGCGACATCCAAACCGGCAAGATTCGCTATCGTTTCGACACTCGTTTCGGTGTCGTTGCGTTGAATCCGCAGATGATGGGTGTTGAGTTGTTCAGCCAAGTCTAATGACTGACTGAATCGAGGGGCGGCTAGATGCTGCCCCTTTTTTTATGGGGAATCGTATGCGAATGCTCTACATTGCCGGATCGTCTCACCTGCTTCATGGTGTGATGGTCGATTATGTGATCGTGCCAGAGAGCGAAGTTAAGGCAAAATTGGCGGAAGGATGGAAATTGACGCCACTCGAAACCGTCAAGCCCTCAGAGTCTCCCGTTGAGGAACAAGAGGAAAAGGCATTAGAGAAGCGCAAACCAGGGCGACCCAAGAAGGTGGTGGATCATGGCAACCAAGCGTGAAATTGTCGAGTTGGCATTTGAAGAACTCGGAATGGGTGTCTATAACTTCGACCCCAGTGCTGATGAATATCAGGCTGCGTTGCGTCGTTTGGATCGCCTAGCCGCTCAATGGGACGGGCTTGGAATCCGTGTTGGCTACTATTTGCCAGCAACTCCAGCCGACAGCGGCCTGGACCAGAATGCGGGCATTCCTGATACTGCTGTGATGGCGTTTGCGTCCAATCTTGCTATCAATATGGCGTCAACGATTGGCAAGACCGTGCAACCCGGCACATTCAAGACAGCGAAAGACGGATACAACACGCTTTTGATCGCTCGCGGTGCGCCTCCGCAAGTTCAGTATCAATCGACCATGCCAATTGGTCAGGGTAACAAGCCGCTTGCATCAGATCGCCAATACTTTGTGCCTGAAGACAGGTTAAGTACCGGCGACGATGTGTTTGAGTACTGATTACGCTGTGTAGTAGGGGATTTTTACTTGGGTTGCGCCGATGTAGGCGGTCAGATACCCAAGCGGCGTGGCAGGAAGTGCCGACGCACCGCCAGCCGCCCCTACTGTTGTTGCCGTTCCGTTTCCAATCACAAGTTCAGTGCTAGAGCCGGCGGATGCGCCAGACCTTACCGTGACGGTACCAATCGCATCAAGAGACAATCGGCGCGATGTCTGCATGTTCCTGGTTCCGCTATTGAACACGCCTTGCGGATAGTCACCTGAAACTTTTGTTGAATCTGTGACGATGTTGGAAACGGATGCCGCAGTCCATCCTGAGCTAACAACCTGATTTGTTTGTGTGTTAGATGTCGTCTTGATGCCGTTAGTGAAGCGCGTCACAAACATCCCGCCAACAATAACCCCGTCCGTAAAATCGACATCAATAAAAGACCCAACACCCCCAGCGTTTCGACCGCCGTAAAACCCGCCTCTGATGATCAGTTGCAGGCCACCACCTAACGCTGCCCCATCGTACCCGACGCGGAACATTGCATTTGTTGCTACGTTAGCGTTCGGAGCGTCTTCGCTGTAGCCGTCAGTCACCAGCCAGCCATAGCACTCGCGAACGAGGTTCATGCCATAGGTTGTAATCCCTTCAAAAATTGGCTTGTTAAACCGAATGGCAACGTTCGTGCTGTTAGTTTGCACACCAATTGGCGAGTTTCCAATATACGGCTGCTCCCACACATCAGTAGTTGATACGCCACCATCGTACAAAATATTCTGGATGTAGCAGTTCTGAATCTGGATAAACTCAAATCGGTTGTTGATCGTTGCATAGCAACGGACACCGGTTCTGAAGTTTTGAATAGCAACGTTTCGAACGACAGACTTGTTCCAACCATGGCAATCAATGGCGTAGATGCTATTTCCAATGGCGGATGCCGAGTTGCCATTGATGTACAGGTTTTCAAGCGCGTACCCCCATCGGAACGGAGCTACGGCTCCGCTTGGTACAAATAGGCTTTTTGGGGATGTTGGTGCAAACGTGATGTTTGTGCCTGCTGCGCCGATGTATTGGTGCCGATGCTCGCCAATGATCTGCGTTTTGTTAGGAATTGATAGTGTCTCGGTAACCAAATAAGTCCCGCTCGGGATGTACAACACGCTGCCTGTCGTTGACGTTTGATTGATCGCTACTTGCAGTGCGGCTGTGTCGTCTGTGACGCCATCCCCGATGGCTCCAAAATCCTTGGCGCTGACAAACTCGCGTAGTTTGCTTTGCACTGTTCTATCGACAGCGCCAGATCCGGACTGGATAAATCCTACTAATGATGATCCTGAACTTTGAGACAGGTCCAAAAGCACATTTGCCGGGTCAGATTCAACTGATGCAGAGTATGAAACCTGTTGACCGCTTTTATTCTCAACAAGCAAAGAGAAGCTAGATGCGTTCGAATAGATCGAAGCCGCAGCGCCATTCTTGACGATCCGTCCGCCAACCGTTTGCAATGGTTGCGGCGCTGGAATGGTCATGGCCGAATCGAAGTACACCGTGATGGGTGACGTCTTCGGATTCTGGTTGACTGTGCCGATATAGACCTTTCCCCCATCCAATGGGGAGCCGTCTGTTTCGGTGAAAAACTCAAAAGGATTGAGGCGAGGCAGCATTGTCGTTGCTCCGGTTGTCGTTAGATTGTGTTTGGCGGGCTGGTTGGATTGTGGATCGTACCCACTTTTCGCGTGCTGTAGGCGTGCGCGTATCGGCCTTGATATGGCGGGCAAACTCACGCAATGCGCGAGAAGCTGCAACACGCTTGATAGCTTCGTTGCTTGGTGCTGGCTTGGTTGCTGCCTCTTTCAGTAGTTGCTCAAATTCGCTCGAAGCAAACAACTTACCTGCCGCTTGAATCGCGTCCTTCTTGCCGGATGCCAGAACTTGAGTCAGTGCGCTGGTTGCTACAGCACCAACAGGCCCGCCACCTAAAGCACCAACTCCGGTAGCGGCTGCGCGTGCTGTAGTTGAGGCTAGAACCTTTTCAATGATGCTTTCAGCGTTCAGCCCTTGCACAATGGCCTGATTGGCTTTGCCTGTTGTAAGCACATTGGCGCGGGCTTCGTTGATCCGCTTGGAAACCTTGTAGAGGTTCGTTAGCATCTCGTCAGAGCCTTCTCCCAACTCGCGCACGATGGTTGCATACACTGGCGAGTTGTTGCGCAAGCCTTGGTACATCTTGGCGTATTCGTTGAAACCAAAGCCAACTTGCCCGGACCTGGTGGACTTAGCAACATCAGCAATAGCCGATGCAATGACCTGCTTGCGAAGTTCAGGCGGAACAACCTTGATGAGTTTGGTCAGCCCCTTGTCGTCACCCTTTGCTGCCGATGTGATGGCCGTGCGCATGGTCGTGGCAATGGAGCCTTCACCCTCTTTGCCAAAAGCCGACACAATGCGCTTTTCGAGTGCCTTACGTTGAGCAGTCAGTCGATTGGCGCCGCGCAGTGCATCGCGCAACTCCTGCCCACCTATAGACTCAACTGCATTGAGTTGATCGTCAGCCAAGGCGCGGTAAAGGCGAGTCAATGAGGCGGTGTCGAGGTTGCCGTATGGGTTCTGCGTTACCTTGCCTTCCAACGCCGCACCAATCAGAGACTTTTCGCGCAACAGTCGGCCATAGGTGACATCCTCGCCCATCATCTTCATCAGGTTGCGCTCAGTCTGGCTCAAGCCATCCTCGCCAACGTCTGAAGCGATCTTGGTCAATTCCTCTTGCAGTGCTGGCATATCAACGCGGGTAGCCTTTGGCACTTGCGCGTCAATATCGTCATAGATAGCCTTTGCGGCGTCCTTCAACTCCTGCTGAGTGCGGCCTAGTGTGTCTTTTACGCCTTGCGACACGCTTGCCAAGTCTTTGGACGCGTCAAGTTGACCCATCAGATCATCTGCGCGGTTGACTGCACCTTCTACAGTTTCACGCCATGCCGATGATGCTTCAGAGCCCGCAACGGATCGCGTGAGACCAACAGTCTCTTTCAGCATCGCGCTATCACTGAAGATGTCTGTAGGCAGATCGAAACCCAACTCATCCGCTGCGGCTTTGGCCTCAGGGTTGATCTTGGCGATCTGCGCCAGTTGCTCTTTTGCCTTGTCGCTGCCCATGCCTCCGCGTGATGCTTTCTTGACAAGCTGCGCGACATCTTCAGCGGCCATCTCTGGCGCTGCTGCCGCGGCTTGAGTGACTGGAGCAACAGGTGGAACTGCTGCTGGCGGTACCACCGGAGCTGCTCCGGTAGCAGGCGGTGCTCCGGTAGTAGGAATGCCACCAGCCTTTGCAGCTTGACGCGCATCGTATGCGTTCACCACGCGAGTCGCCAACGGCTTCACCGCTTGCTTCAGCCCTGCTTTGGTCGCTTGTACGACTGCTGGCAATGCTGCGGCGCCACCAGCTAGGGCAACGTCCGCCGCATTGAACTCGCCACCTGTAGCGGCTTGTGATGCTTCAATCGCAGCTTGGATTCCAGCACTTGCCGCCATGGTTCCTGGCAAAGACGCAACTCGTCCAGCCGGAGTGAATGCAGCCACACCACCGATCAAGCGAGGAATGTCACCCATGCGCAATCCGGGAGGAATAACGTATTCCTTCTTGTCAATGCTGGACTTCAGAATGTAGTTCCCAGCCTCATCCTGGCGAACCTCCAGGCCCGGAAACTGCGCCTCGAGCACGTTCACAGCCTCATCAGATCCGGCAAACATCGTGCCCAAACCAGCCTTGGCAGATGCTGCGGAAAGCTGATTCAACTCAGGCATGCCCGTCCACTCTGGCAGGCTTTCGCTTTCCTTTGTTCGACGCAATCCGCCTGTGAACACGTCGCCAATGCGAGCCATGACGCTTGGAGGCTGTACGTCTTCACGCTTTACGCCTGATGGCAGCTTGACAACACCAAGATCAAGCGCACGCTCAAACTTGGTTGCATCTTCGTCACTCATCCGTCCTTTTTGGTAGGACTCGATGGCTTTTGCGCCTGAGAACTTCTCAAGCTGTCGCGCCTCTTTGATAGCCGCCGCTAGTTTTGTCGCGGCTTGGCTGTCGCCTGCTTTGTGAGCATTGACTAGCGCACGCTCCAAATCTGTGATTTCAGCCATTATTGCCCGCCGTACTGTTTGAGCAAGTTATCCACCTCATCCTTTGTTACTTGCAGGTATGGGCGATCTTGTTCTGTTTCAGGGATGCCATAACGCATTGTGACGTTTTTGCGGGCCTTCGCTATAAGGCGTTGCGCTTCATTGATATTTGATACAAGCTGCTCAGGGCTTTGCTTCAGGCTCAAGTTTGTCAATGAGGCTTGCAGCTTGTCGCCCTCACGTTCGGTTAGGCTGCCAGTGTTCTTCATTGATGGGATCTGAGACAAGAATGCTTGTGATCCAAGCGTCTCCACCAACGCCTCAAGGTCTGCAACATCAGATTGCAATGTCGGCATGCGAGCGTCAACCGTTCCAGCCGCAGCACGAAGAGTGGATGTCGGCTTGCCATCCTTTCCGACTGCCATAGACAAGATGCGGTCAGCATTGGACAGCATGTTGTCCATTGTGGATCGTGCGCTTTCAGCTTCCGATACTTTGTCTCGGATCTTCTGATCGCGGGCAGAGATAGCCTCGTCAACTTTCAGGCGCAATTCCTGGCGCTTCAGATCGTTGCCTTCACGTGCGATAGAAGCGTTGATCGCTGCAATGCGTGCGTTTTCCTTAGCCACGTCAATCGAAGACTTGACGGCCTTGATGTCCCATCCCTTTTTCTCAAGATCAACAATCGCATTAGATTCGGCGTACTTTGCCTCAATCTCTGCTTTGCGTGCTTGCGCTGGAGCCGTAGAGATGTCTTTGAACGCCGTTGCGAAGTCCTTGCCCAATCGTGGAGCCAAAGCCATACCAACGGACGTTTTCAGCGTCTCGATGCCTTGCGGTGTGTTCAGCATCTTCTTGAACGTCTCGGCTTGCTGGATGCGCGTTGCGTCGCCTGAGTTTTGAGCGCGGGCCACCTCTTGATTGATGATGTCAGTTGCGATTGCTGGGTTGCCGGTGTTCAGTGCCGAGTAAACGCTGGACAAAGTGTTGGTCAATCGCTCTTGCTCTGGGGCGCTGATCTGAGACCAAGCCTTGTTCACATCCTCCAGCATTTCAGGGTAAGTCTGCTGCAATGAGACAAGATCGGAATGAGAGACAGTCGGCTTCGTGAACAGCCCAGCAACGCTTTGCTGAAACTCTGCCTTGCGTTGTGCTGCCTGTTGTTCGGCTTGAGCCTTTTGCAATGCTTGAGCCTGCAATGCTTCTTGCGCCTGCATTTGCTTTTCAATCAGTTGCCGGTTCAGTGCTTGGGTCTGCATTTGCTGGCCCAATTGAAAGCCCTGCAATGCGCCTGCAAACGGATCTGCGAAGCCTTTTGTGTAGTCGATTGGTTCCATTTAGAACTTGCTCCCTAGATACATGCCGCCAATCTGTGCCAGGGCATTGAATGGCGCTGCGTTTGCCTGACCACGAGCCAGTGCAGCACCTGCCTGTGCTGATCCGATCTGACCGAGCATGTTGGTCACATTGTTTGACGATGCCTGCCCGAATTGGCCCGTCTGAGTCGCGGCACCCAATCCCATCGAGGACACCTGACCAAGTTGGCCCAATTGGTCTGCAATTGTTTGTCGCAGCAGGTTAGGTCGAAGCGTTGCAAGCGCCGCTTGCGTGTTTCCGCCGCGCAGTCCACCAGTAGCAGAAGCGTTCTGCAATAGCGCGTTTTCGCTTTGCTGGACGGATGACTGAAACAGAGGAGATGCGGTAAGCTGGCTGATTGCCTGCTGTTGCGCTTCTGTTCCACCAAGACCAATCAGATTGCTTTGTTGAGTTAGCGCAGTTTGGCCGGTTGACACGAACGGCTTCAACAGTTCTTGAATTGCATCAAACTGGCGCTTCTGCTC